GTGATTTGCGGCTTGTGGGAAGAAACGGTTAGTCATCGTCTGTCTCAGTCTCGCACGTCGGGCGACTGAAACGGTCGCAGATGCAACGCTTCATCGTTTGACCTTGCCGATTCGAGACAGGGCTTCCACGCTCTCTTGACCATAGGCAACGAGCCAGATGACGGAAGGCATGTAGCGCTCGTACTGTACCCCGTCGGGCTTGATGAATCGAACCTTATTGAGCCGAAGCCATGTCGATTCAGGATCGTTCCAGAGTTCGTGCATCCATTTGCCGGTCGAGGTTGGCAGTAGTGCGATTCCGTTTCGATGTTGTTGGAAACGTGGCGCGAACTTGCTGACGAGGCTAAACGGAGGATTCATCCACACTCGACCGCCCCATTCACGAGATAGCGCGTCGTCTTGTTTTGTGTAGTAGTTGTGGCACGGTATCCACGGGATGCCGCCTTCGGGAGCTGCGACGTCAAGGTCGAATCGAATCGATAAGGCCTCAAAGATTTCTGGAGGCGTGAAGCACTCGTCGTTGCCGCCAGTGGCGTTCGTATTCCTGCCGAAGCCGAGATTTCCTAGATTCGCTTTCACCATGCTCGACTCGGCTTTCGTCGGAGTTTATTTGACCTCGAGCTATTGCATGAGGCGCAGGAGGCTCGAAGGTTCCCGAGTTCGTATGGTGCTCCTCCGAACGCGAGCGGCTGAATGTGATCGACTTGAGTAGCGGCTCCGGTGCATCCTTCCATTCCGACGAGGCAACGATGCCCGTCACGCTCGAGGACTTGTGTCCGTATCTTGCGCCATGTGTGGCCGTAGTGCGAGTGCTTCCGCTTCACTGTCGACTCCTTCGGAGACGCTCATTCTATGCGAGGGCGCCAGCCCTCGCGCTCCCGGTCGCGCTTCGCCGCAGGCTCGCGCCGTATTCGTGTTGCAAGGTAGGTGCGACGGGTTCGGCTCAGATAACGCGATCCGTGAGATGAGCTGATTCGATGACACTTCTAGAGCTGCACTTCGTACGAAACATACGCTCAAGGACTGGCGTCTGCGTGTAGGTAGAGCTCTCCCGGGCGCCACCCGTCCGACTATCGCTCGAATCACACTAGACGCGCCTACTTCTGGACGCGCACGTTCCCTGCCTATCTGACGGGCGAACTACCGACGATGAACCGGCGAGGACTTCCACCTACGCCCTCTAGACGCTTGAGGGGAGCACCGATGCGATCGGCGTACTTTAGTTGTCGAATGACTACCTCAGTAGTTAGAACGGCTCCTCATCGAGCGGGTCGGGAATCTCACCCGCTGCGTCCGGTATCACCGGAGGGAGCCACGACTCGATCACCTTGCCCGCTTCCTTCTTGGAGAGCTGGTCGAGGGACGTGATGCTACGTCCGATGATCGGGGCGATACGTTCGCAGAGGCCTTTCGTCGTCGCGACGTTCATTCCTTTGCCGAGCGCTCGAATCTTTCCCATCTGCGGCTTCGTGACATCGCCCGGAGGATACTCTTCGTGCATCTGCTGTTCCCCGGTGAACGGATCGGGTACCGGGCCGCCGTCGGGATACGTCACCGGGACGATCTTGGGCTTCTGAGGCGTGAACGTCTTCTGAGGTTCGCGTCGTGCGACGTCGTCCTGCGTGGCGATCGACTTCGAGATACCGAATCCCATGTACCCGAGAATCCTCCCGAGGCAACTCGTCGCCGCGTTCGGCTGCTCCGCTCCCTTCGTGTAGGGCGTCTTGCCGGGGAACTCTTCCCAGATGAAGCCGACCATCGGACATAGGTCATTCGGATCGCGACGGACGACCATCTGCACTTCGACGAAGAGCTGCCCGCCCGCTTCGACGATCTTCGGCGCGTGTTCTGCGACTCGAAGCTCCGGGAACTTCTCTAGCGCCTGCCGTAGACGCTCGTTTACCGTGACGTAGTTATCCAGACTGAAACTCATAGAAGGCCTCCATTTTTTTGTGTTCGTGAACGAGTGTAGTCATAGGGCGTAGGAAGTTTTCGCCGAGGTGATACTCGACGCCACGCTTCCAGTGTTCGCCTTTCTTCTCACCATAGCTCCACGCGATCTGAGTCAGAATCCAGCCGTGTAGCCGGACTATGGCTCCGTCGTCGGTAAGTGTGCGGATCGTGGCGAGAACGGTAATCGGATGCGGGTCTTTTTCGTAGACGCGCAGGATAGGAGGCTTTCCGACGGTGCGAGTTCTTACTTCGATGAGTCCGACGTCGGCTCTTCCGTAGACGTAAGGCTCCCCGAAGTGTGTCGGGAGGTCGGTGAAGTACGACGTCGCGAGTTCGCCGATCGCCCCGGTGTAGTTCGCGTCGTCTCGGGAGAAGGCGTTCTCGTTGTAGGAGTTGTCTCCGTAGTTGACGGCTCGTTCCCTCCATCGGTCGGCTTCGGCTCGACATAGGTCGAGGTGGCCTCTGGAGAGTGTCACGTCTACCGCCTTCGGAGCGTGGATCATAGGTTCTCTTTGAGGAACTTTCTTGTCATGAGGACGTTCACGAGGGACGCTGCGTCGATGACGTAGCTCCATTCCCACGGATCGGCGGAGCCTCTCTTCTTGATGACGATCACGCCTATCGCGGCGTCTTTGTTTGCCTTTTGGAGTCCGAGTTTTCTTGTCCACGCCGGTAGGTCGATCTTTGCGCGGTCTTTGACTTCGAGCACGATGTCCGGGCTGAGCTCGATGTCGCCGATGTCATCCGGGGAGCCTGCGCGGATGCGATGAGCTTTCTCGAAGCCGAGATCGTGAAGCCATGCGAGGAACGCTCGTTCGGCGCGGTCGCCTTTTTGTTTCTCTGGGCTGCTCATCGGATCGTCCTTCCTCGAGATTCGACTATCTGGGCGAATACCCAGAGGTAGCCGGCTGCGTCGACGAGTGAGTCCCGGTGAATGATGCCCGCTTCGTAGTTGTGGCGAAGTCGGGCAAGTTTGACTGCGACCATGAAGAGCGCTCCGTCTTCCGGGCTGAGCTGGATGCCAGAGAGGTTCTGGAAGATGTCTACGACTCTCGAGTAGTCGTCGATCGGGTGTCCGTAGGCGGTGTTTCGTTGTCCGTGTACGAGTGCGTCGGCCTCTTTGAGGATGTCGTCGAGCATCGGAGCCTCCTTTTCTGTGTTCATTAGTAGGGCGTCGGTGATGCGGCGATTCGTTCGAGGCGTACGATCTCGGCTCCGAGTGATGCGATGAGCTCGTGCATCTTGTCGAGTCGAGTGACTGCGAGGATGAGGTCGTCCCGGAGGAGTTCGTCTTCGCAGTGATTCGCGTGTTCGGTGAGACGTGCTTCGAGTGGGATGGCGAGCCATTCTTCGCGAGTAATCATCCTTCCCTCCAGATAGCGAGCGTGATAAGTGTGATCGCGGTGAGGACTATTGTCCCGGCGACGATGTAGTCGTAGGCGGTCATTCTTCTACCGCCTTTTCGTAGGTGCTCCACTGCTCGAAGCCGCCTTCCCGGTAGATGTGTCCTGCTGCGATTACGGAGATAGCCGGGTCGAAGAGGTCTTCGCACGTCTCGAGGACGCCTTTCGTCTGGAGGTAGCCGTCTGGCCAGTAGCGGTTAGGTTCGCACCATGAGGGGCCGTGTATCTGGAGGATGCCGTAGGAGACGCCTCGGGTGAGGTCGCCTCGGACGTCATGGGAGCATCGGGACTCGTGCCATGCGATTCGGTCGAGGAGCGCGGCTTCGTCGGGTGTGAAGCCGATCGTGAGCGCTGTGTCGTAGACGGGTGGGCAGATACCCCGGGACGGTTCTTTCGGCTCTCTGGGAGCCTCTGGGCGCGCCTGAGAGGTGCTGGTGAGCCAGATGTCGGCCCACGGGTCGAGGGAGGCGGTCGTCGGAGCCATTTCACTATCCGTAGGGAGGGCGGATAGGCCCGCTGCTCCGACGACGCCCATCGCCGAGAGGAGGATGATCGCGAACGGGTTCACGCCACGCCTCCAGAATCGAACTCTTCCCCGATCGTGTTGAGGGTGAGAGTGACGGGTTTCGACCATAGGGCGGGGTGAGCCGAGAGAGGCATCGGGCCTTCGACTGCTCTCATCTGGAGCGAGGCTGACTTTATCCTACCCTCATTCGTCGTAATCACCGTGACCTTGAGCTGAAGTCCGTCCGGCGTCGTGCCAAATAGTCGCTGGTAGCGGAAGAGTTCCGCGTCTTGCTGTGTCATTCTGAGCCTCCTTGTGACTCGGAATCTATGGTAGGGGAACGGTGCTCTCAGATGGTGGATTTCCGAGGACTACCGTCTTGCGGATCATCCCGACTGGTATCTGGAGGACGGAGTCGAGGGCGTCATCTGAGCCGATCGACTGGGCAACGACGACGTGGCCTCTTTTGGCGTCCGGGAGGAGGAATCCGACTGTCTGGACGACGTACGGGTCGGAGTCGAGCTCTTCGAGGGTCGTCCATGAGTGCTCGGCGTGGGCGTCGTGCCAGATGACGAGCACCGGGACTGCATCTAGTCGAGCCATAGGACGAACTCCGCGGTCGTGATGCCTGCCTCCGGGTCGACGAAGTGGAGGCGTTGGGATGGTCGTCCTTGAGCTGCGAGCTGCTCGGCTGCGTAGACGTTCCCGGACTCTGGGGAGCCGGTGACGAAGACTCGAGCACCGTTTGGAATCGTGAGGCTGAGCGGAGTGTGATAGTGGCCCATGAACGCTTCGTCCCATTCGGGAGTAATGCCTGCCGCCCAGCCGGTGAACTTCTTGATGATCGCGAAGATCGGCGTTCCGCCGAATGAACGAATCTCGTCGCCGTGAACGAGGAGGGCGCGATACTTGCCAATAGTGAAGTGTTGGAAGAACTCTTCGCTCATCTGCCACGAGATGCCGAGGTCGGTCGTGCGGTCTTGGGCGATCTTGTACGCCATCCGGTCGAAGTTGTCGCCGCGTGGCATCGTGCCGAACTTGCCGATTCGTCCGTGATTCCCGAACTCGCAGATGACTCGCACCGTCTCGAAGTTTGCTGCGAGTGTGCGGACGAGTTTCTCGATGATTCGGGACGTCTCGAAGAGCTGCTCGAATAGGTACGCCTCAACTTCGTAGAGTTGCGACTCGAAGATTCCGAGTCCCTCGACCATGTCTCCGCCGAGCATGAGGACGGCTTCTCGGACTGGATGATCTTGGCGCTGAATCTCCGTTATACGGAGCACTTTTGAGGCGAAGAGGTCGATTCGTTCCGCGCACGTCTCGACAGAGTAGGACGTCGTCTTCTTGCCGAGTTGCCAGTCGGTTGCATGGATGAGGGCGACTTCGGCTTTCTTTGATCGGCGATCACGTTTCGCGATGACCGGTTTCGGAGTCTTGACTGCGAGCGCAGCCTCTCGAGCTGCACGATAGACGGCTTCGACGAGCTCTTCCCGGGCGGCTTCCTTCGTTGCGAGCTTTCTTTGCGTCTTCTTTAGCGTCGACTGGAGCTCTTCGATGATCTTCAGATGGTCGAGTTCATCTCGCGGAGGCATAGCCCTCTAGCTTTCTTCGGTATCGGGTGAGTCCGTTCTCGTTGACGCCTTGCAAGCCTTTAGAGATCATCAAGTCGAGAATCGACCGGGTCGAGTAGATGTCGGCTCGACGTAATGCTTCGAGCCATTCCTCCCGATCCTTCTTCGTTTGTGCGTCTAGAAACTCGTTGATGATGGCGTGATGAGTCTTAGTCGGATGAAGTTCGTCCAGAATCCCCACTATGAGCCTCCTCGTCGTCGATGTGTTGGATTAGTGCTTCCGTAGCTTCATCGAGCGAGTCCTCGATCTCGTTGAGGTGATCGTCGATCTGTTCCAGCGTACGCCGAACGAACGCGTGATCGGTGGCATTTTCGCGTCGTGCGCGCTCGATGAGAGCTGCCGGGAGGCCTGCGGCGATCACTCCGAACGCTGCGATCATGGCGACGAGGACGGTCTCCGTCATAGGTTCACTCCGGAGGGCAGGCTTTCGCCGAGGACGTACCGAATGTGCCACGGTTCGGACTGCACTTCCCAGCTCCAGCCGAACTCGTCGCAGTGTGCGAGGAGCCATTCGAGGCGCCCGTTCTGTCCGACGTTCCAGATGTCTACCGCGCAGCCCCAGCCATGATTAGAGGTACCCGGCGTGGCGAGGACGGATAGTCCGGGCTTTAGGTGCCATGTCGCCCCGTTCCATGTTCGGGTCGGACGTCCGGCGAGTGGCGTCTTCGTATAGCGCTGGAGGAAGACGGCTTCCTGCACAGAGTAGGGACGATAGGCGTCGAAGGCGGAGGTCGGCTTCAGGACGACTCCGTCGAGCTTCGCGGCTTTCTTCATCGCGGCCCATGATGCCGCCGCAGTCAGATAGAGGAATCCGGAAGGACGGATCGCACTAAGTAGATCGGGCGAGAGTTTTCCGTTCTGCTGACCTTTGAGGCCAGTAGGGAGAACGAATCTGCGGACGGGGAGACTATTCGGAGCCACGACCGAACGCAGCGTCCTTCGGGTTAGCCCATCGCATGAGAGGAGGTAGAAGAGCTGCGACCGCAGCCTTGACGAGGTCGTCCGGGGCGTAGTTGCCGGTCGAGGCGACTGCGATCACTGCGGCGACGACGCTTCGAGCGTACGAAGTGAGCGCGGCTTTCTGGGATGAGTTGAGCGTCATGGCGTTACAAATCTATCTGTGGCGGAATCGTAGAAGTCTCCGAGTGTTGCGAACTTGCCGCGGAAGGGTGTTTTTCCTTCTTTGTGCTGACTGTTTGTTTCGGTGACTCCGATCGGTTCGCCGTTCTCGTCGAAGATAGTTTCGCCTGCGTAGTAGGTGTTATAGGACGTGCGGAGACATTGGAGGCCTCGTATGTTTCCGTAGTACGTTTCCCAGTCGGTTACGCCTTCGACGAGGTCGTCCTCATCTCGTCCGGCGATGACTTCGACGACTATTGAGTCTGCGTTGATGAATGCGTAGTGAGCCATAGTTAGAAGACGATCGAGTCGGTTCCTGCGGTGAATGTGTAGACGCGGTATCCGGCGCGGCTGACGGTGGAGACGGAATAGGTAAGTCCGGCTCCGATCGAGGTGATCGGTGCGAATGTGTCTGCGTAAGCGATGATGACGACTCCGGACGCTCCGTTAGCTCCTCCGGGTGTCGTGTTTCCATTCGATCCGCCGCCGCCTCCGCCGCCGAGATTCGCAGCTCCCGAACCTCCGGAGGCTGCGACTGTTGTATCTTTCCAGCCGCCTTCGCCGCCTTGCGCTCGAGTGACGGATGCTCCGGTAATCGAGGAGGCGCTTCCTGCGCCTTGTGCGCCTCCGGCAGGGTTTCCGCCGTTGCCGCCTGCTCCACCGGCTCCGCCTCCTCCGCCGCCGGTTTCTTGCGTGGCGTTGCCTGATCCTCCGTTATTGCCTTGCCCGACTGTCCCGGTGCCTCCGGCTTTAGTGAATGAGCCTCCGCCGCCGGAGCCGCCATTCTCGCCGACGAGATTTCCTCCCGAGTTGCATCCGCCGCCTCCGCCGCCGCCGGTCGAGGTAACGCTGCTGAATACTGAGTTAGTTCCGTTGCCGCCTGAGAGTCCAGAGTTATTGGCACGTCCGGCTCCTCCGGCTCCGATCGTGACCGTGAGAGATGCTCCGGGTGTCACTGAGAACGAGGCGCTCGTTTGATAGCCGCCCGCGCCGCCGCCGCCGCCCGAGCCGTTCGTGTTGCGTTGACCGCCGCCTCCGCCGCCGCCTGCGAGGACGAGATACTCTACGCTCGTTGGCGCTTGCTGTGCGGCTGCCGCGAAGATACCGATGAGCGGCATGACTAGGCGCTCAGATTGCCGAAGACGATAGCCGCGCTTGATGAAGTGAAGAGGATCGTCGCGGCTGCGTACTGTCCGGCGAGCTTGAGTTTTGCTCCTTGACTATTGACGGTGGCGCCTGCTCCTGCGGCGATCGTGACTTGACCGGCTCCGAGCTGTACGACGTTTACTGTGTCGCCTGCCGAGAAGACTGCATTAGGCACCGTGAGAGTGATCGGCGAAGCGTTATTTAGTGTGACGTACTCTCCGACGTCGCCGACGACGAGAGTATAGGTCGTTCCGGTTTGCGTGTTTGTGTCAAGGTTCCAGCCGGCGTTCGCTTGGAGTGTCGTCATCTGCGCCGCTGTGAGGACTTGTCCAGCGGTGAAGGTTTGTTTCGCCATAGTTCCTAGAGCCTAGCCGACTAGGTGAGGACGTTGTCCGCGTCGATGCGTCCGTAGAGGGCGTCGTCGAGGAGGAGGGCGTAGACGATGGTCGTCGGAGCTGTGTAGAACGTGACCGTCTCGCCGCGTAGGTCGATCCGGTGGGAGATGCCTTCGACGGTGAGCTCTTCGGTGACGGTGAGCGGGGAGCCGGTCGTGAACGTGCGAGTGACTGCAATCGTCTCACCGATCTCGACGTCTGCGACCGCGTTCTTCTGCCCGGTAGTGAGGGAGCCGAAGAACGTTGTCACGCCTGAGAATCGTGGCTCCGGGGAGCCTTCGAGGAGGTAGTTCGCCAGCGTGAGCGCTTGAGCGTCTGTGGAGAGGAGGGAATCGGTGATGCTTTCGGCCTGCGTGAAGTAGAGGGCGATCGAGGTCGGGTCGGTGGCAGTCTGGGCGGTTCCTCCGGGGCGTTGGACGGTTACCCGGTTGAGGACGGAGTCGACGGTGAAGTCGACGAAGACTTCCCGGTAGGGCGTGTTTGTGCCGTCGTCGGCGAAGGTGACGCTCGGAGCTGAGAGCGTGTTTCCGATTCGAGGCTGGAAGACGAGGTCGCCGTCTGATGCTCGGACGAAGATTCGACCGCGTTCGGCTGCGTCTATTTTGCGAAGGTAGTCGAGGGCGTTTGTGCCTTCGGCGATCGCATAGTTCCCGAGTGTTGTCGTCCCGGTCGTAATGTCTCGAAGGGAGGCGCTCCAGCCAACTTCGGTTCGGTCGAGGATGGTCGACACTCGAGCCGAGGAGAGCTCTTCAGAGGGCGTGAAGGCGTTGAGGAATGAGTTCGAGAGGATGAAGAGATCGTCGGCTGCGATAATCGTCACTTGGGGGATGGCTTTCGGGCCGACGTAGTCATAGGTGAAGTCCACGACTCGACCGCGGAAGATGACTGTCGAGTTCCGGGTGATGCGTATCTGACGTAGAGGGGAAAGTCCCGGGGTGTCGTCGAACTCATCCCAATAGATGCTGGCTTCGTTATACGGGTCGAAGGCTCGAGTCGTGTCGCGGGCGATGATCGTCGCTCGTCCCGGTGCGATCGAGTCAAGGACTGTCTTCTTCCCGCGGTCGATGTTGACGGAGACGACGTCAATCTCGGCGAACTGGTCGACGCCGTCGAGAACGTAGGTCGTCCCGTTTAGGATGCCTTGCTGAGTGTCGTCGAGTGTGAAGCCGTCGCCGAAGCCGACGTCGAGCTCTACGGTGAGCGTCCCGCCGGTGATGATGTTCGCGGGCATGGCTCAGACTGCTATCTGAACGTCTAACGGCCCGGAGACGAGGTTATAAGTCTGGAGAGCTTCGACGACGAGATTCGGAAGGTTCGCGTCCGCCGTTACGGTGTTGACGGTGACGTTGTAGATCGCCTGCTTCGGTGCGTAAGCGGCGTCGAGCGCGGATGGAATCTCGTAGAATCGGCTCTTTGCTGCGTACGCGGAGGACAGTTCCGCCGGCATCGTGTAGAAGCGGTTCTTTGCGTCGTAGGCGCTCGGATCGAATGGGGTCGTCGCAGCTCCTCCGCCTCCGCCGCCGCCGCCTCCGCCGCCGCCGGTAGACGTTCCGCCTCCGACTGGCGGGATAGTGAACGATGGCATCGACGAGGCGCCCGACTCCATGCGGTCGAGTCGGTCGGGGACTGCTGCTCCGGGAGCTGATGGTGCGCTAGGAGCTGCACCGAACGAGCTCGAGATCGACACTTTACCGATCTCGTCGATTCGCCCAAATGGGTTCAGTTTGTTCGCTTGACGGATCGCGAAGTTCACTACGTCGATGATTCCGTTCACGGCTTTCTCGAATGTGCCGACGAGGAATCCTGCGATCTTGAGCACGAATGAGCCGAGCGATGAGAGCGCTCCCATGAACGTAAAGACGACGTCGATCACCGGGCCGATCGCCTTGCCTACGACGTCGAAGGCGACTCCGAGGACTTTTGTCAGTGTTGGGGCGACGTAGGTAGTCACGAACTTGATGAGGTCGCCGAAGAAGTCGCGCATCTTCTCGATGTTCCCGGAGTTCTCTTGTATCTTGTCGGATACCTTGCCGAAGATTTCACGCAGTCCGTCGAAGACTTTGATCGCGACGTCACGAATCACCGGGACGAGTTTCTCGCCGATGAACTCGGCGACTTGCTGGATGAACGGGAGGAGTCTGTCTCGGATGACCGGGACGACTTTGTCTCCGATGAAGATGGCGATCTTCTCGAAGATGGCTGCGAGTGCTGGGCCGTACTTGTCAACGAGTTTTTGGAACGCTGGGACGACGTCTTCGACGATGAACTGCGCGATCTTGGAGAGCACTGGGAGGACGTAGTATCCGACTTGTTCGACGAGCTCTCCGAAGAAGATTTTGAGTCTGTCAACTTGTCCGGAGAAGGTTCCTGCGGCTGCTGCTGCTGAGCCTCCGAACGTGTCTCCGAGGACTTTCATTACTTCGTCGAGGGATGCGCCTTCTTTTATCATCG